GCATAGGCGTCGGCGGTGCGGACGAGGTCGGCGACAGGAACGAAGGCCGCTCCGGCATCGTGCACAGGTCCGGCGGGCAGGTCGGCAGCGCCGGGCAGACCGGCGTCGCCGGGGCGACCCGGATCGGCTCGATCGCCTTGGGACTGCATCCAGCCAGCAAGCAGAGCGCGATTGCGCTCGCGAAGATCGTCATTCGCATCTTGAGCCTCCTGATATTGGGCGCGCCATGCCGCCTCGACGGCGGCGCGATTGGCTTCGGCAAGGTCGGCCGCGCCCTGCGCGGCGGCGGCGACGCGGGCCTTGGTTTCCTCATGCGCGGCGCGTTCCTGGGCGAACATGGCGGCGAAGTGAACCGCGCGCTGCCAACCGATGGCGTTGATCGTCAAGATTCCCACGAGCGACACAAGAAGCCAAAGCATGGGGTGGGCGAGCGTTGGACGCACCGCTTTCCAGATCAGCGACAACATCAGCCGAGCGCTCCGATCCGGCTCTCGACCCAGCCGACCATGAAATCCTCGAATTTCGTGCCGCCCTTGGCCAGCCCGTAATAATGCATGAATTGCAGGCCGTTCAGCGCCTTCAGCATCAGGCGTCGCGCGCCTTCCGCGCCGCGCTTGCGGCGCAGGGCCTGAAGGGCGCTGATGCTCTTCGGGCCGATCCGGCCGTCTTCGACGATGTCGGGATAATCGACGGCGCGGCGGTTGAGGACGTTCAGCGCCTGCTGGAACCACAGCGCGGCGCGCGCCTGCCCGGCGTTGACGCCGCTGTCGATGACCTCTTCGGCGACGTGGATGTCGATTTCCGCGATGCCGAGGAAACCCGGTTTCACGACATATACGCGATAATAGATGTCGCGCGCGACCGCTTTCGGCAGATCGCGCATGGGACCTGTATAGCCATTGGCGCGCGCAACACGCTCCGTAATGCCGAAATTGGTCGCGCCGCCGGGATCGGACGGATGATTCACATAGCCGCCCTCGCGGTCGAGGATGCCGTCGATCATCTTGGCGATCACAGGATTCATGGCCGGTCTCCCTTGGAGTTTCGAAGCTGCGAAAACATGCCGAGCGGGCGCTCGCCGCCGCGGCGCAGCTGGCAATTGTGCCAGACCGCCTTGATCGCGGCGGCGATGGAAAAGAGCGTCGCGAGTGCGACGACGATCAGCACGAGCGGCGGAAATTCAGCCATGGCCTGCACCTTCCTTCTCTTCGCCCAGCCCGTCCGTCAGGCCGATCCGCTGGCGGAACAGCCACTGGATGCCGTCGAGCAGCAGCGTGAAGCCGATCGCGCCCAGCGCCATCGCGATCAGCACCGACATGATCGGCTCCGCCTCGCGCTGGATGGTGATGGCGATGGAGACAGTCGCGAAGGCGGGCAGCGCCGACAGTTCGGCATAGGCGAGCCAGCGGCGGCGGCGGCGCCAG